GAGTTAGACCAGCCTATCGAAGTCACATTCACACTTATCCATGACTTATACGAAACAAAGGTAATACACGTTGAAAGCTAGTATCAAGGTGGGCCATAGCGCACCACGAAAAAAAGCGTATATGCCAACTGGCGATCAGCTAGACGCCATTATTAAAACGTTTGCTCATTTAGAAAATCAAGGTGTTGATATTGGCGAAGAAGGAAGGAAGCTTGTAGCCCACAGTGAATGGGTTAAAGAGTCGTTTGTCAAAAAGTGAACAATTGACAAAAACCGAGTTTTGAAGTAATTTTTCTCATACTGACACAGACCTCGCCTTACGCGGGGTTTTTTCGTTTATGCAGCCTGAAAACTTCTATCCCGACATTAAGGCGCTTGGCAAGCGCTACGATGAACCCGAACTTCTCGCCCAGGTTAAACAAGCTATACAGAGCGGTGATACCGTGCCTGTCACGACCAAAGAAACGCTAATCATAATAAAGCCCATATATGACCACCAATCACGAACAGGAATGCTTGTTTGGGTGGGTATTCATCGTGCCCAAAAAGGCGTGGGTAAATACTTTCAACTTGTTCTTGATATGGCGAAATCAGCAAACATGAGTTTTATACGTTTTGAAACTAAGCGCAAGGGCTTTGCCAAGTTGGGTGCGCGGTTTGGTTACGAGCGTATAGGGCAGCGTAACGATTACACGATCTACCAAAAAGAGGTTTATTAACATGGGTGGCGGTGGCGATAACAAAATTGAAGAAACACCTGAGCAACGGGCACAAGCTGAAGTAGCAATGATGCAGTGGAAGGACTATTTAAATAAATACCGTCCTTTTGAAGATGCGTTCATGGAAGACGTTGATCGCATGAATACGGGCCAGCAATACAATCAAGCGGCTGGTTTGGCAGCGGTACCCGTTGAAAGTGAATTTTCAACAGCGGTGCGTGACACTTCTCGTGCCATGGTGGGCGGTGGCCTTAATCCTAATTCTGGCGCATTTAAATCTAACTTATCAAAGCTAGATAGAGCCAAGTCAACAACGAAAGCCGATAACATGAATCAGGCGCAAGTGGGCCAGCAAAATCGCTACGTAAGCGGCATTTCTAATATTGTCAGAATGGGGCAAGGTCAAGAGACTGAAGCGGTGCAAGGTTTTGGTGATCTGGCGTCTATGTCTTCACGCAAAGCCTACAATGATGCAAATAACGCACTGAATAACAGGCGCGATAATCAACAGCTAGCCGGTGCCGTTGTTGGAGCAGGCACGCGTTATGGGCTTAACTACATTGATGATAACGGTGGCGCATAATGTTTGATAAAGCTTATGAAAACCTAATGACTGAATTAGAGTTTAGGGCTCGCGGTCAATATCAATTAGGCGGCATTAATCCTAATGATGATGAATACGCCTCGAAAACGTATGCGCAATTAATCAGAAGCCAGTACGCCGATTATCAAGAGCGCTTCCAGCCTTACGAAGAGCGCATGATGGATCTCGCAACTTCGCGTGAACTTCTTGACCAGCAACTTTCTCGTATCGGCACTAATATCAACGCATCATTTGCTAACCCGCAATTTAGTGCAGGGGCGCTTGCTTCTCAGCGTTACGGTACGCAGCAGACCGCGCAGGAACGCAACTTCAACACGCGTCAGTCAGATATGGATAGAGCGCTTGCAACCGCTAACGCCAAAAACAATATGCGACTGGCAAACGCTGACATGAAACAAAATATGGTCACTGGTGGAACATCAGTGAGAGGCTTAGTTACAGGCTAGTAAGGGCAATAGAATGAGTTACGGTTTAATAAATACAGGCTCTAACAAAAAGAACTTGGCATTGTCAGGCTTTCGCGATAGCGCTAAAGCAGAAAATCAAAGAAATATCGCAAACAACCAGTTAGAACAAGCCGAAAGAGCACAAAGGAAAACAAATGCTGGTATGGGTGCTTCAACAGGCGCTACCATTGGTGCAACTATGGCTAGTAACATGGGGCTAGGTGCAGCTTCAATTGGCGCGTCAGCATTGGCTAGTGGCGGCATAGGTCTAGCCGCAGGTTTACTTTTATCGGAGTTGTTCTAATGAGTATCGTTGATGGTTTTCGCCAAGGCTTTGGCATGATGAGTCAATACTATGACCAGCAAGACGCCAAGAAATACCGACAAGAACAGCTTGGTTTACAGCGCCGCCGAATGGATATGGCCGAAGATAGCCATAACGCTGACATGTTGAACAAAGGGCTAAATACACAGATATTGCAAAACCAAGTAAACGATTTGCCAGCGGCAAACAAATATCGTGATGAGACTCGCGGTCTTTCTCTAGACAACCAAAAAGCAGGGCTGGATGCCAAGAGAATGCAAACTCAGGTAGCAGGCCAAAACCTTTCAAACGCAAAGGCGTTAGGAGGTTATCAGGCTGAAGATAGGAAGAACAAAATTGCGGAAGAAAGGATTAAAGCGCATGCTGCGGCAGGTGATTACATCTCGATTATTACAGACCCTGCCATTGACGGCACCAATGCCGAGCTGCTTAGAACTGTTCAAGGAGCTGACTCAGCGATAAAAATCAGCGAAGCAATTCCAAAAAATGACTACAAAACTGTTGTTGATCAATCAAATATATTGTTTAAGCAGCAGCTTAACCGAAATGTTGGGAATATGAAGGGCCGCAATGGCGGCATCATCAAAGACATTACTATCATCGACTTTGCTCAGCAACCAGACGGAAGCTTCAAGGTTCCTATTCGCGTAACGACAGATAAAGGCACCTATAACTCATACATTAGCGAGATGCGCGGTATTGACCCCAATGACCCGGACAAAGTTTTTACCGCTGAAGATCTTTACGGCACTGCGGCATCAATGGGGCAGCTAGCCAGCATTCTTAAAGCGTCTGGGGCCTATGATAATGTTCGTGACCAGATAAAAAATAATGTGCAGCGTTATTTCGCTCCACAAAACGACAAAGGTAATGACGATCCTGCCGAAGTCAAAAGCGTAGCATTACTTTCTGAAATGACAGGTTATTCTCCAAAAGAGATCGTGAGAGCAAAATACTTCTCTCAAAAAGATCCAAGTGGTGCGACCTTGCGGAAAACTGTACTTGAGCTAGCACAGCAGGATCGGCGCTGGTCTGACGCTGAATATGATTATAAAGATGAACCTGAAAAAATAACAGCCGTTAAAGAAGCCATCGTTGATGAATATGCTAAATTCCTTAATACCCCTGAAAGTAATCAAACCCAAAATCCAGCACCACAAATAACACCAACACCTGCACCCGATGCAGCTATTCAAGCTTTACGCCAAGACCCAAGCCTAGCAGATGAATTTAAAGCCAAATATAACTATTTGCCAGAAGGGTTCTAAATAAAATGAGTAACTTTTTTGACCAGTTTGACGAGTCCCAACAACGCAATAAGTCCAACTTCTTTGATAAGTTTGATGACGCTACGAAAGCAAGCCCTGAAGAAAAAGGAACGCTGTCACAAGTTGGAAGCGCTTTTGGTGCTGGTATCGATAAAATGCAAGAGCTTGGCTACCGTGCTGTAAAAGGCTTTACTGATGTAGGCGTGCCACAAGAAGAGCAAACCAACGCTTTAGGTCGTGCCATTGGTCAAGGTGGTGCGCTTTCTCGTTGGGCAGATGAAGGCATTGCGCGAAACATTGAAGAGCAAAAAGCCTATACGCCTAGCGTAGCCTCTTACAAAGATATTGACTCTATTGGTGATGCTGCAAGCTATGTGGGTGAAATGACCGCACAGTCAGTGCCAATGATGGCAACAGCGTTGAGCCCTGCAGGTCTATTGGCTATGGGCGGCGGTTTGTCGAATGAAGCTTATGAAGCGCAGCCAGAAGATAACAAACAGCCGTGGCGTGCAACCGCTTCAGGCTTTGGTCAAGCTGGCTTAGAGCGCTTAGGTGTTGAAACCGCGATAGGGCGTGTGTTCGGCGGCGAAGGGAAGAAATTCGTTAAGCGCGTTGGCCAATCAATGCTGGGCGAAGGTGCTACGGAAACTGGTCAAGAAGCGTTAGCGCAATGGGGTTCAGGCAAATCGCTGGATGAATTTGAAGGGCTCGACGAAGCCTTCGTAGGCGGCGCATTAGTGGGCGGTACTATTCGCACCGGTACAGAAGCAGGTAAAGCGGCTTATGATAAATACCGCGGCGAAAGACCTGAGCTTAGCGACATTGAAGAAACCGACCTAACTCAAAGTGCGTCTAGTGCTGAAAGTGTAATTCCTGACCCATCTGCAGATATAGGGCCAGCACAAGACCAAGCGGTTACTGGTAACGAGATTGAAATTATACCTGGTGAAACCGCAGGTGATTCGCAGCCTAATTGGCAG